GAACCACCACGAATCGCACTTGATGATGTGGAAGATGCAATAATCTTTGAACCATTTTCAAGTTTGATAGAACCTTTATTCCATTCAACAATTCCTTGTTGCAACCAAAGAGGCAAATATTCGTATGTAAGTTGCAACCGACTCAAAATATCTTTCGCAACGGATTGTTTGTTTGCAAGAACCGCAACATTCATACTTTGATTAAAGAGAATGTAGTGTAGAAGATACGATATCATTGTGGTAGATTTACCAGACTGTCTTGGCAATTTACCAATAACAAATCTGTTGTTGTGTACCATATCAATCATATGTTCTTGATAGTCATACATCTTAAAAGGGACAAGTCCTTCATCCAAAGAAACAACCTTGATATACTTCTCGATAAAGTATATGGGGTCTGTGGCACAACGCATATATTCTTTCACTTGTTCTTTAGTGAATTCGATATTGATACCAGCCTCTTTAAGATTCTGGTTTCCTAAATAACCTTTTTGTTTATCAGTCATCTATATTATCCACATCAATAATTTCTTGTGTGATTGCTTTTGTTCGACTTCTTTCTTGGTTTATTAAGTCCTGCAACTCACTAGTAGAACCAACATAGATTGATTGGTTTGTAGTATTATTGATATTAATTTCTTCCTTGTTGATTTCTTTTACTTTTTTATGTAAGTCTATCAAGTCTTTGTTCACTTCGGCAACAGTCTTAATCATCTGTGCTGCCACTTCATATGCACGAGGTGCATCGCCCTGTGTTGCTACATTTAGAATCCCATCGATAGCATCTTCACCCTGTTTAATAAGTTCTTTCATGTTCTTGCGAACCAACCAATAATCTTTTTCGCTGTCAACGGCATCCACATCAACTTTTCTTATGTTAGATGGTTTCTCGATTTGTTTTGGCTCTTCTGTTTTAAATTCTATATCAAGTGCTTCTGAGAGTTTCTCATCTACTGACTTTTTATCACTCATAATAATACTCACCATAAATTTGATTACCGGCCGTGTAACCTTCTCCAGTGTAACCGCCAGTGATACCTACTCTTGCATCCTGTTCTCCAGTAACAGGATAATTAAATTTCTCTTCACTTCCGAAAATATCAACTTCTGCTGTAAGAATAACTTTTCCTGTCTTGACTGGACCATATATGTATGTCTTTGAGGAGAATTCAAATGATGAAGTAATACTTCTTCTACTATCGAAATCTCCTTCGTAATCATCCACTGTAGATACAGAATTAAGAACGATGGGAACATCTACCTTCTTATTGATATCATTCATATTAAAAGACACTACAAATTCTGGGGAAAAGTAAGGCAAAATTTGTTCAATTATTTGAAGATTGTCGTCTTGGTTTCTTGAAAATGCATAAAGACCAAATGATACAATGTATGGAACTTCATTATAATTCCAAGAATGGCTTGTTCCGTCTGATGCTTTCTTTTCTCTTCTTCTGAGTTTGTTTGTTTTTCTGCTCGGGTCGTACACAAATCCAGTAATATCAAATCCCAAACGAGGCAATGTTATTTGTGTTTTTGATGTACTTGATATACTACTGCTTTCTTCAATCCTTCTCAAGAATTTTTCTTTTGGTCCATAAGATAAAGGAACACGAATTGTTTCTTTGGTAGTACCATCAGGGTTTTTTCTAATAACTCTAATATCATTAAATAAAGAACCAAAGCCAATAACAAGTTTTCTTAATGCTTCATTATAGAATTGTGTAAACATTAGTAATTGCCCTCACTGAATGGGTCTGTTTCTGTAAAGTCTACTATATCATCTTTATCTCTGAACAGTTCAATATCTTCTGCATCGCCAGCAGGTTCGTTGTCTTCTGGTTCTTGAGGAACAATAATAGTTGTAGTTGTTTGTGTGCTGAGTTCATATTCGGCATTTGATACCGCACCCTTAATAGATTCTCCTGTAGCATTTGAAAGTGTTCCAACAATATTGGTAACAGTTAGTTTTGTGTTGCTTGCATCCCAATCTGTTGCAATAGCAGTAGCAGTTGCATTACCGAGAGTAGCACCTGCGGCAGTAACACCCAACACTTGATATACTGTTTCACCTTCAAAGTAATTTACATAGGAAGCAGAACTCAACCTTGTACCCAAATCTAATTCAACAGCAAATTTCTTTCTTTCAGTTTGAATCTTATCAACCTCACTGTAACCAGTGTCGATATCTTCTTCACTATATGTGAATACCTCACAAGAAAGTCTATATGTAAATAGTTTTCCTAATTGATAGAAAGGATTCTCATGCTCTACAAAATTAATTTCAAACAATGTATTGCTCAATGGGAAGAATATTAAATCTCCCTCTTTTGGTCTTGTTATGTTTTCATATGAACCTACTGCTTCCTCAAATCTTTTTCTAGAAACTATAAGTTCTATTTTATCTTTTATTTGGATGCCAAATCTTCCAAGAATATCACCTTCACCCTCAAACCCATCAACAGACTGAACATACATTTCAACCTCATATCCATCATCAAATTTAGATACAGTATCTTCACCAAACAATTCATCTTTGTTGATGAAGGTTCTGGGAATGTAGACCATATCTCGACCCATAGTTTTTATGGTTTCGATAGTTAATTCTTCTACTATATCCTGTTCACCAGTATAGTCTTTAAAATAGGGATTACGGGCCATTTATTATCCTGTCATAAAATCAATTGGGTATTCGTAGGTCAATCTCAATTCTTCTTCAAGTCTTTGAAGTTCTTCATTTGCTTCGGATGAAATAGCATCTCCTCGTAAAGAAACTCCACCCGGCAACTGAACACCTTCAAACTTGGACATATTTGCTCCCCATTGTTTTTTAATTTGTGCTGTTACATATTTCTTTAACCATATATCATTGAATATTTCAGAATATTTTGTAGATTTTAGTGTCACATATGCTTCTATTAGTAAATATCTTCCTACTATAATGTCATCTTCCCAATTTGCATCAAGATTTAGTTTATTTGTTACTCTATTAAATCTTATTTGCTTTTCTGGTTGAAAGAAATCTTGAATCATATTAATATATCGTTTTGTAGAATCATATCTCGCTAAACCCTGACTTGAATTAAACCCAAGTCCACGATTAATTCCAAAATAATCCATAAGTGCCATTTGATATCTGACATCAAACATATTAATATTAGCAAATTCACCAAACGGATGAATTCTCACAACACTAGTAATATCCTTACCAGTAACAGAACCGCCTGTTGCGCCTATCGGGTCACTTAAACCCTCTAAATCAATATATGAACGGTCTTTATCTGTTTGAGTGATTTTATGGGTGAATAAACATTTCTCTGAACCATCAGAATGATATTCTGAATAAAGGTCTAATGCTTCGTCTAATCGGTCTTCACATTGCTGTCTATCTACATTGATATCAACAACTGGTGAACCCAATTTTCGCAAAGAATAATCGATTATGTCATCTCTAGATGCTAATTTTGCCATGAAAAACTCCTATATCTTGCATTATATGTATAAAGATATAGGAGTGGGGTTATTGGCTTTATTCTATTTATGTTTTCTGGTCTGGATTTTCCTGTTCGCCAATAACAACATCCAAATTTTTAATAGATTCATAATCAATATTTTCTATGTAATATTTTCGGGTTACAGGTTCTTCTGCTTCATCAGGTGTACTTACAATATAGTTTGTAAATCCTGGCATCTGTAGAGGACATGCAAGTTTTGGATAATCTAATTTTCCATATTCATTTGCTTTGGGAACTAGAAATGTCTGTTCTCTATCACCACACCCACAACCACCACAAATGTGTTTAGTTGGGTCTAATTTACTTTGTTCTAGATGTTCACATGGAGGAAGTTCCCCGCCAATACTTTCGTTACCGAAACAACTCAATACTCTTAATTGTTTAATTGGTTTATTTACTCTTTTATTATTGATACTTCTTGATGCCAATGCAACAGCAAAACTTTGTACCATACTAAGAGTCTTTTTTAATCCTCTTTGGTTTTGGTCTACTGGTACTTTTCTAAACTTTGGTGCTTTATCGTTTTCCATAATATCTCCATTATTAAAGGTTCATAGTAAATTATACAACATATTATTTATAAGTCAAGAAATTATTTAATTTTTATCATACGAATCGGACGAGTCCAGTGTTTCGGTTGTGTAATAGGACACACACTAACAAAATCTTTATTAAAATCTTGAACATATGCCATAGATTGTTTTAATGATTCTCCTATCAAAGAAGAACTCCAATATGATTTGTTCATAGGACTCCAATTATATGCTTTATTGTTTTTTGTATTTTCAATGAATTCTGGTTTTTTAATTTGATTTGCTATAAATCCAAGTGCATTTATTGAGGGTATTGCCCAGCCACCAACACCATTATATGTGTAAGAATTAACCACATCAAATCTTTCCAAAGGAGTTACCATATTACGAACACTGTCAAATTTCGATTTTGATTGATTTCTTACAATATCTACTTTACTGTGCAATGCCTTAGATTGAGAACCATTAAATATGCCTTCTAAATCATTTGGAAGAATAAGAACTGCATATTGCGACTTAGTGAAAGATTTAAATTCTTTTATATCTTTTGAATCATTTTCAATCGTATAGGTTTGAGATGGACCAGTTTTTGGATTTCCAAAACCTTCTACTGGTGCATTAGTTCCATCTTCTCCACCATAATTGAAAACCCCTGCATAGTACCCTGCAATATGATATTCTCCTAGTTTCCAACCATCAGCAACTTCCCTAGAAACTGTTCCATTCTGAAGAAAATCTCTTATGGTCGTAACACCAGAATCATCACACTTAAAGGGAAGGCCTGCGTCATTTAAACCCATCCAAATTCCACTGCATAAATTTTTACTTTTTATTTTACAATCATATTCAATTCTATCTTCTGTTGTGATGCAAACAGAAGTTACACCTTCACCAGCATTCCTTGATGTTGTATTTGTATGTCTTCTTTCTATGTCTTCTTCTGTTAAATCTCTAGGCATAACCAAAATATTATTAAATTCGTCATCACTAAAAGCATTTCCGCCACTAGCATATGCTGTTGCATTTTCATCACCACATGTAATCCAGTCTTGTGGGGGAACAGTAGGGTCTTCACCACAAGCAATTGTGGGCCAATGTCCTGCACAGCAATGAGGACACTCAATGCACTTTTGCTCTGCTGGTATATTCGGACAACATTCTGGCCATGCGGCATCTTGCAAATCAGAACATTCGCGAGAAGAACAAACATGAACGCAGTCGTTATATGGACCATCATCAACATCAGAACCAGATTCATAACTCAAACAGCACCCCTCTGGGAATCTTCTATCATGTTCAACTGGATTGGGTATGCCGTGTGAGTACGCTCCTCCAGTACAAAGGTTGAAAATATCTCCCCACTCTCTATAAGTGTCACAGGAATCAGTACTCCAAACTCCACCAATACGATTACATTCACAACGAGAAACATCTTTCAACCCACTAGTATATTCTGGAACTCCACCACCATCCTGAACACTTTGTAAATATTCATCATAGTCTTCAACATATTCACAGGCACAACAACATCCGTCATCACTCAAATCAGGACAAACAACATCACTTGGTTGTTCCCCTTGCAAAACTTGTAAATATTGGAAATATCCTCCATCATTCATGCAAGAAATGTATGAAACTTCTTCTGCGGATTGAGTTCCATCAGGATAACAACAAACCCCAGTGTCTGAAAGGTTATTGGTGTAGTCTGCTACTGATTTGATTCTTGCTCTGAACTGAATGCTCATTTTAGTTCCTTGTATTGCCTGTATTATTTATAATATTAAATATTATTTCCGTAAGAACCCATTTATTATTCTTCACAAGGAGGATATGGGCAACCTCCCCTCATATCGCAGTCCATCCAAACACATTCTCCATTTGGCAGTTTAACTTCTGTTAGCCCCGAAAGTTCCTGTGATGGATAGTCGGTCGTGTCACAGCAAAATTGCTGACATCTACCTTGGTCTGAAGACATATATCCCGAAGTACCGTCTGCTTTCAAACAACTCCATTTTCCATCAGGGCCACATAATGCTGGTGGACAGCAAAAGTCTTGACCAGGAGAACCAATTCCCCCGCTACAATTGCAATCGCCATAGGCAAATCCACAACAGAACATTTGAACATCTCCGCAAGTTTCCCAATCTGGTGGTTCATTTGACCAACTATCAGAATCTGAATCACTATCGGAATCTGAATCACCATCGCATGGTTCGCATTCACATGTTTGTTCGTTACAACATTCGTTTGGTGGGGCACACAAGTCACAACAACTACTGTCGCCATCGCCATCTCCGTCACCATCATCACACTCGTCTGTTGGCCTGCATTGTCGATTAAGGCAACAATTACTTGCACAATCTGCATCAGTTGTACAACCACCACCCCCAGGGCATGTTACACACCCACCACGAGTAGAACGACATGAACCACATAAGCCATTCCTGCAACACAACCCAAAAGGACACTCTGCATCATAAGAACATTCTCCGTTGTCATTTTCACATTCTGGGTGGTCAATGCATAAAGTTTCATCACCATAATATAATCCACCATCATTTAGGCAGAAAATTTCAGTATATCCATCATAACAGAATCCACCAATACAACAAGCACCACCCATAGTAAGTGGTGATGTGCCACCATTTTCTCTGGTTTTTTCTTGTTCTGATATTGGGTCACCACAGTTGCAACCTAAACAGGAAGCACATGAAGGTTTGTTCTCACATGCCCAGTCACAACCCTTCTCAATATAACCGAGAGTTTGAGATGCATTATGCCCACAAGGTCCACCGTTGTGCATTCTTAATAGTTCTGCACAGGTTTGACTTCCATTATATGCAACGCAATTTGGGTCACTACAACAACCTTCAATCCATGTAGTGCCTTGACACTCACAGTTAGTTCTTCCTTCTTCACAACTACCGCATTGACAATCGCCATTTCTTGTGTATTTTCTCCAATAGCACGCCATTGCAAGTTCACTTAATCGTTTTTGTTCTTCGCAAGATAATCCTCCGTTGCAAAGTGTTTGCTCCCAATCATAACTAGCAAGTTCGCAACAAGGACTACTCGGTCCACAATCAGAACAATTAGAAGAATTACAATGCCACTGTGCCTCTTCCCAGTAATCTTTTTTGAGTTGATATGGTCCGCAAGACCAACAATCTCTTTTATTTTCTTCTGTCCAATCCCCGTTGGAATCTGGAACACACCCACATCCAGGACAATCTCGCACACCATCCACTATACATCCTTGTCTATCACATGTATTTTTTATTGGATTTCCATGAGGACCACCACAATTATCTGGACAATTAGATTCTATCTCACACGATATCTCTAATATACAGTCCATGCAGAAATCACTACAACATGTTCCAATTGTAAGTTCATCTAAAACTTCTTTTTCTTTTTCTCCATTTGTTTGTGTTAGTGGGTACTTTGCCATTTAACCTTCTCCTCTACATTCGGGATATGGGCAAGATGGTGGGGTGCATTGCATCCAAACACATTCTCCACTAGGAAGTTTAACATGTTTGTATTCTGAATCACTGTCTGAATCTGAATCACTATCTAAATCTGAATCACTATCGGAATATGAATATCCACCAGGGCATGTTACACATGAAGTGCATCCACTATAACAATCATTTGGGCAAGGGTCAAGTCCATACCAAATACCACCATCAGTTTCACAAACAGTTTGATTTTCATAAGTAATACATTTACAGTTCTTACAACAATTGCCCCAAGACTGTGATTCACACTGAGTCGATGAAGCGCATGTTGAACCGTCACCATAATATTCTCCACCTTCTCCCAGACATATGGCTTCACTATAATTATCCTCACATCCAGTATTTAAACAGCAAGCACCATTACCAGTGCCACAACTAGCACCATCCACCGCACATGTAGTTAAATCTCCGTAATATATGTAATTGGACAATAACTCACATTCTGTTTGTGTTATTTCTTGACAAGTTTCTATACCCGATTTTGTGTGACAACATGCACCCACCTCCACTGAGCAAGGTTCACAAGAATCATTGATGCAACACTCCTGTTCTGGACAATAAAAGCCACCCATTCCACATTGGCAACCAACATCTTGGCAAGTTTGACACACATGCCATATACCACCAACAATATTTTCGCAATGTGATTCAGGAGTATTTGGATTGGTATCGTTCCATTCTAACTCGTCACAACTACCATCGGGATTACAGCACACTCCTGTGTTTTGACAATAATTTACAGAAGCATCTTCACATCTTTCAGAATTGTTCCACACACCACCTTGTGCCTCACACTCTCCAGATGTTTGAGTATTTATACAATTAGCAGAAGCACAGTCTATACAACAAGCAGTTCCCAAGTCGCACGGATTTAAATCACAACTGGTAATATCACTGTGCCATGTTCCACTAATTTCATTACATTCACTATTTGTGATAACTGTACACTCCGTACTTGTACAACAAGCACCAAGATTACAGAGATTTTCTGTGCTACAGTTCATTTCGTTATTAAACCAAACACCGCCAAGTGATGTACAGTCTTCATATGATTCTTCAATTGAGCAAGTGCCACCAATACAACACGCACGACAAACAGTACATTCACAATGAGAAGTAGCACAATCTGTACCATCTCCTTGCCAAATTCCACCACAGTTAGATTGATAATCATTATCAAAACAATCCCACCCCCACCCCAAATCTGGATAACAACAAGCACCACCACAGTCCACCGTTGTACAATCTGTAC